TGCTACGTCAGCAGAGCGAGTGGTAGCACTTCCACTATTTGAAACGATGTAGGAAGTTGCGTAGCTTCCTTCTTCGAGTTGTGCGCCATATAATGAAAACAATTCTCCACTATCTGAATTTTCTCCACCAAATCCAAATAACTTACTTCCTGATGATGTTGCTGTTACTTTTACAGAACATCTGTACCAACCATTACCATAATCTTCTATTTTTTCATCTGAAAATTGACCTCCCGATGCAGTATCTATTGTTCCATTAGATAAATTAAACTTTGATGTTCCTGCTGCTCCACCACTAAAACCATTTAAAGATATTATGCTTACATCTTTTTGTTTTGCAAATACTGAAAAAGTATATGTTTCAACAGATAAACTTACACTATCATAAATAGAATTACTATTAACACCATCACCGCTTAAAACAGGTGCGTTTTGCGTTCCATCAGGACTTATCGTTTGGTCATAAGCAACAGAACCACCGCTTAATAAACTCCAACCGCTACTAAAATCACTATAATCAACTAAATTAGTCCTCTGTGGCTCTAATAACAAACTACCAAACCCTGATGTGTAATCTATTCTTGGTAATCCACTTGCAATACTTTCTATAAGTCCTTTCTCGTTTACTCTTGTAGCACTTGAACCTCTACTAAAGTCAAAGTCGGCTTCTTGTATTTCTTTTAAACTAATAATTTTAAAAAATGCAGTTTCTCCAACTGTTGATGAACCATCGTCAATTTTAGCTTGTATAGTATGTATTGTTGATGTGGCTATAAAGTCGTAGAATATATTTTTAAATTCTGTTGTGTTGTTTTTATTTGTGTCTACTGTTGCATTAATACCTGATATTTCAATTTCAACCGCTTGACTACAAGTTCCTTTTTTAGCTTCCGCACTTAACTTATATTTTTTCCCAATAGTTAAACCACTTACATTTTGATTGGCTTGTGGTCTATTACCGCCTGTGGATGTTATTTTTAAATAATCATCTTCAATGCTCAAAGTAGAATTAGAGGATGCCCAATTACTCGTAGCATCACTAAAATCGCCATTAGTAACGAGTTCTTGTGGCAATACCTGATAAGGCGGTATAACAGTATTTAAGCTACCATCTGAATATGCAGTAGGTGTTAAGACTACACTTGCTTTGTTACTTAAGTCTCTTAATATCTTATCTGTGCCATTAGAGTTCTCGTAATAGTCAGAGTGATTGTACAGCTTGTTTGTTGCTGCTGCATCAAAGTACACATCGCCAAACCCTTCTGCGTTAGCGTTTCCCCAATTGCTTCTGTGATATATTTCGTTTGGCATCTTGCTCTTTGTTTAAAAACTGTTTTAACTTGATTATGTTTTTTCTCTTTGGTTTGTAACTCATAAAACCCATCCATTGAAATTGTCAGACTTATCCGGATACATTCCATCTTGACTAGAATCATTGTATTCAGGGTAACTACTGCTGTTATCGATAATGTAATCTAAGAACCTTCTGGTATAGAACTGAGCTTTTGTTTTTGAGTTCTCTACTAAGTAATGAACCTCTTCCATAGAGAGGTTCTCTGAAGCTTCACTACGGTGTTTGAATACACCTCCGTTGCTTACCTGATAAGAGGCAAACATATAATAGTCTGACTGAGCAAACCATATAAGCATCGGTGTTATATAGTCGTTCAGGAGTGTTTTGTAGGCTGCATTCGCAGCATCGTCTATAGTGCTGTTTATGATCAGGCTAGATATCTTGTCGTAAAGAGATGTGCCTAAATAGTTCTGGATATGTATGTCCTGACTTACTTCAATAAACTGAACAAACTTGTCAGCATCCACAACCCCACCTACGATGGATTTGCGTCTTAAATCATCAGTCGTTATGAATAGTGCCTTCATCTTCTTTCTTTTTAAATAGTGACTTTACTCGATCCATTGCAGACAGCTTCTCTCCCGTCTCCTCTTCACGTTTAATCTTGGTTTCAATATTGTCTAATTGAGTGAACTCAATAGGTTGTAGAGTAACGAAGTATAGGTTTAGGTCAATCTCGTTGAACGCTAACATAGTCTTCAAACACTCTATAATCTTTTCTTGGAATGGTCGTATAACAATGTTATCCATAAGCACCGAAGCCGTTCTTAGCTCCTCTGCATTATTACCAAACCCTGTATTATCTTTAATCCCAAGAAGTATCGGAGAAACAACTCTGTGACCGAGCATAATCTTTTCACGAGCCTCATCAGCAAGGAACTGATACTGTGCGTGTGCATCTGGGAGGTGTATAGGCTCTATGTCCGCCTGACGGTCTGGGTCTTCATTGAACGCTAAAATGAACTTTCCCGAGTTAGATGTCCCTCCGAATTTATCTTGGATTTTGCTTTCAATTAGTTGTTGAGCCTCCTCATCAGGAACTCCGTTATTAAAGTTGATTAATAGCGATGGTTGTAGGCCATTAAGAATGTTGTTTATATGGTAGTTAGACACCTCTTCTTCGAGTGAGCAATACTGTAAACATCCGTGGTAATCTACAGGCGCATAGTAATAGAACCCAGGTCTGTATGGCTTGATTATATAAAGCTCTCTGTGTTCGCTACCTTTCCCGTTACCGAATGTAGGGATTCTCTTTGGGCTGTCAGATGGCTTATATTCACTCCATTTAGGATGGTAGTAATATGCTTTTATCTTTCCTTCGTCTGCTTTTTCTGCTCTTAGCGTTTCCATAGGGAAATGCGTAAGAGAAGTAATTCTAGTCTTGCTCTTATTGTAAACAACCTGAACAGCACCTTGGCCAAGTAATTTATAGTCATTAACTATCTTTTTTACCTCTTCGTCTTTTAGTATCATTTTGAAGCGAGCATACATCTCAGGCTTTTCTTCACTGTCTGTTGCGCTTAATCCTCTTCCGTAGATCATATCTACGATACCATTGATGCAGCAAGAGTTTGTTGGGCTGCTCAAATAATTATCAATTAAGTTTCCAAAATAATTATTATCTTGTCCGTAAGTGACCCAATCATTTCTGTAGTCCTCCTTAATTTCTGGAATAGTATATCCTTGTAGGTTTACTACTCTAATTGTTCCTGTTGGTTTAGTTTTTCTTGGCATATCTATGTTTCTAATGCTAATACTATTGCGCTGTTAGCTGCTCCGTCCGTTTCGCTAGTAGCTCCTGTTACTGTTTGACCCAAATCACTCCAGAAAATATGTTCGTTTAATTTAGGTTGTGTTGGAGATATAATTAAATAACCCAAAACACCGTTTAATGTGTATTCTGTTGCGATTACACCGCCACCAAACTTATCTCCAGATATAGCACTGCTATCTCCTTTTTCCTGAAACCTAAATGGCCTTACCACAAAGGGTAAATCGGCTTGTATTTCTGGCGTGTTTTTTTGTTCACTTACTATGTTATTACCGTATAATGGCATTCTCCACATATAAGAACTGCTTTGACCTAATTCTGTTGAAGTCCATATATTTTTAAAATCAACTGAAAAAGGATTTTGGTTTATAATACCTTCAGGTATTCTATCATAACCATAACTCTCCAATTGATTATTTGTAATTTTAGGGAAGTCAGCTAAAAATGCCTCTACTTCGCCCTTTGCAGGAACATACCAATCATCATAAGTAGTTCCGTCTACTGTAACACAGTAAAGACTGCAAACTTGAAATGCACTTGTTGCGGCCGACATAGCACCTTCGTCGTGACAAATAACAACTCCGCCTTCACCGCCACCGCCGATAGGCTCCTCATCTGTTGATCCGCCATCAACAATTATATATTTTTGATTGAGTGCGTTGGATGTGTGTTCAGTATACCTACCTGTGTTTAAAGATGCTTTGTACCTCTTATCTGTCCTTCTAGTACAGAATGCTTTTCCTTTATATATAACACTTCCATCTCCACTTTGAACCTCCAGGAAATAAGTTGAGTTTAGGACTAGTATGGTAAAAGTAACTGTTAATTTAAAATAGTTACCATCCAAAACACCCGTAACGTCTGTTATAGTTTGTTTTTTACCACTTCCGTCTTCAATTAGAATAACAGTAAAATTGCTTCCTGTAGCATAATCTCTAGGTACTATTCTTATTTCTTGACTAGATTCTGATGGGACTAACACATTCATATATATATAACTTAAACGACTGCTATTTGTTTATAATAAAAAAGGGGGCTAATTGCCCCCCTTTTGCGTTTAAGAACCTACTATGTTTAAGAATTAGTTCCTTCAGTTACAGTTACAGTAGCACTTGACATTCCTGCGTATGGGTCAGCAGCCGTTGGGCTAGACACAAAGTTAGCAGGCTTAGTTTCCATTGCACTAAACGTAAGAGTATATCCACTTAGGTCTCCCATAGCAGCTCCTGTTACGATTGTACCACCAGATACATCAGCACCGTGTTCTAAACCTACAACCATTACGTTTCCGTTATAGTCTTCTACAGCAATATGAGGACGACCAGCAGCCAATATTTTAATCTCTTTGTGGTCTTCTTTACTCAATTTGTGCAAGGTTAGATTAAGTGTTTGCTCATAAAAAGAAGTTCCATTCTCACGAGAAGCATTGATAGTTTGCTCAAGAGAAGAATTTCCTTTTACGTCATATTTGAAGGCAGTGAAAGTTCCTGACATATCAGTAATCTCATCGTCTGTTTGTGTAACAGTTCCGAAGTCACCGAAATCAGTAAAGTAAACGGCTTTTATACCACCTACTACGTCTTTGCAGGGCTCTTTTCTACCTCTAGTTAAATCACAAGCCATAATTATTTAAGTATTAAAAAAGGGCAGGTAGGCTCTAAGGCTTACCTACCCTTTTTAGATTAATGTTTCAGTTTATTAAGAATAAAGAACGATATCAGAACCGATTCCGAATTGTACACCTGCAGTATAGCGCATAACTACACGAACATTTTGTGAACCATCGATATCAGCCATATCAATCAACTTAACTTCGTTTCTGTCATCTAATAGACCTGTTCCGAAGAATAAGTTAGATTTCTGAGCTGCAACAGCAGTGTTGTCAGCAAGTCCTTTAGCTACAACTACATTGATACCTTCGAAAGAAAGTTGACCACCGTTGTACCACTGAGAACCTTTGTTATCTGTACCTGCACCACCGATAGTAGCAACGAATCCACCAAGCGCACGAACGTAAGCTCTTGCGATGTTAGAAGATACATATAAAGTTAAGTCTTCTTTTCCGTAAACAGCAGTTGGGATAGCATCAACGATAGCACCTAATTGTGCAATTACGTTAGATGAATCAACAGTTACAGCAGTAACGTCTACAACAGTTCCGTCAGCAGTAAGTAGAGTTTCAAAACCATCGAAAGACCCTTCTCCAGCAGAACCACTCCAGATAGAAGTTTCAGTTGCTTTAGCAACTTCAGCAGCTACTTGTCCGATTACGAAATCAGAGAATAGTGGAGGTAGATTATCAAAAGCAGAATAACCCATCTGAGCAGCTTCCCAGTCAGCGTGTAATTCTTTTTTACAGATTTGTAGGTTTACTTGCAACTCAGCAGGAGTAAGTACTTTCTCCGTTAGAGTCATTGCAGATGTGCTTGCATCAAAATCGCAGTCCGCAGAACGAACTAGATCAGTAAAAGCACCTACTTTCATAGCTGCCTTGTACTTTACGTTAGGCAGAATAGTGATAGTACCTTGGTCTAAGGTATCAGCAGATAAAAGTGCAGCAGCTAAATACTTGCCAGCAAATTCGCCTGCGTATGAACTAGTAATAGTTGGATTTGGCATTTTATTTTATTTTAGTTGTTTGTTATTTTTGACATTACTCTGTCAAGGGTTGATTTACTTCTATTTTGTGCAAAAAGGTGTGTTGGTTTCTTAGACACCTCTGCTTCTGGACTATGAGATAATGGCTCCACAGCAGGCTCTTGATTTGATAGTTCAGTTGGAACTTCCAATTCTTTTTCCTTTTGTGCAGTAAGCTCTTCAATCATACCTTTTACTTCAGCCATAGCTTTAGCAAGATCTTCTTTAGTAGCATACTTATCTTCTTCTTCCATTACTTCTTCTGTGACTTCCTCAGTTTCTTCTAGCTCTTCAGTCATTTCAACTTCTTCAGTTTCTTTAACTTCTTCAGCAGCGTCAACTTGAATGTCTTTAGCTTCCTCAGACAATTCTACTTGGTCCTCAACTACAGGAGTTTCCTCTTCTTTAGTTTCAGTACTAAGTAAAACGTTTTTGAAACGCTCTACAATTTCGTTAGCTTTCATATACGAATTAATAAGGTTAAACAATAATTAACTAACTATTTAACTAAATCGGTATGTGTTTGTTGTATTTTTAGCTTGTTCCGCTAGTAGGGCCTATACCTTGTGCTTGTAGAGAGCCGTCACAGCATTTTTTACTGTAACGTCTCCCGTCTTTACACAAGCATCCTCTGCGGCCGCCGGTTGGACTGCTATTTGATGGGGTAACGAATTTCTTTCTGTTCATTTTGAAGATTTAGGGTGTTTCTTTGGTAATAAATCG